GTAGTTTAAGAACTTCGGTTTCAAGATAAATCTGAGCAAGCTGTTCTTTCTCACTTACGCCAATAAGAGTACCGTAAGCAAGCCTGTTCGCATATCCGTATTGACAACTCTCAAGCATTTGCTTTGCGAGTTCTTCACGCGTATATACAGAACATTCAAAGTGCTTTACTTTCGACGGCTTAGTCATCATATAACTTAACTGCATATTGCAGAAGCCATCAATTTGTGGAAGCAAAGGAGAGATGGCAAATTCCGTCTCTGCTTTCAACCACGCATTAAAGGCAGCAGTGCTTGTAATGTTGTTAGCGTTAATAACAGCGCCACCACCAGCCGTCTGTAATATTTGGTTAGAGGAGATTTCGACACTGTTAGTGTCTTTATCAACACTCTTTTCGAAATCAATTGTTTTTAATTCACGACCGGGAATAACAGCCTTTCCGACATTGTCGGGTATCTGGCCAGTTTGACTCATTCGATCAAAATACGCACTCGCCAAATCGGGACTTATTTCAAAGTCATCCGCCTGCTTTGTTCCCGAAAGAACATTCATGGGCATATATATTAATTTATATATTGCAAGCGCGTCCGCTTCAGCTTGAATGTCAACCAAGTCTTCCAGTCCCGCCAATTGAAGATATAGCGGAAGGAACGGAGGAACATTCATGTTGAACGTGTCTGTTCTGAATTTGAAACACACACTGTATTTTGCCGGACAGTGAATATATTTATGGGACTGGTCTTTCTCGTACTCTTTGTACATAGACACCAAGGGTTCCCCGATCATTTCCATTAAGGTCTGCTTCTGAGAAGTTTTCCATTTGGACATATCTATGGAGAAGCCATAGCACCCATAAAAGTATTTGCCATCAATAACACATTCATCAGGGTCTAACTGATAGAAGAACGAACCCATATCGTCTTGTAACAGAAGACCATAATAAACATCTTCTCTGAAGACTGTAATCAACGCCTCAAGCATATTGCCCTGAAGGTTAAGAACGTCTAAGCAGTTTAAGGTGTTTTGATAAGAACGTAATATTTCTTTGGCCGTAGAATCAGTCGCTTCTTTCGTGAGGTCATAATTAGGTGTAATCTTACGACAGTCTAAGCAAAACATCGAAGCGTACCAATTTACAAGTCTGAAATATATATTAGACCTATAATATAAATATCTCGATGTGTTTCTTAGGTTCTTTTCGTTACCGCCAACATTTTGAATCCATCTTTTTAATTCGTCTTTGTTAATTGCACGAACCGTTGGATTAATAATTTTATTAACGTCACGTAATGATTGGAGCGTTGAATCCATCGCCTTTTTAAACATTACCTGATTATTGGTTTCGACAGCCGCAGGGTTGTCATTTAAAATTTCGCCCATGGGCTACCTCCTTAATTATTTTTATTAAAGACCCGACGTGGTCCGCATCGTTGAGAGGCGTGTCGGGTTCGTATTAAAAGGGGACTCGACTTTAACGAATGCTTGCGCAGTTATGGATTTCACATAGGAATAAAAATGAAAGCATATTTGAAACACGGACTCGGCGCGATTTTCCCTTCTCGCCACAGTGTTGACTATATAGACTTTGCCTCGGTTACCAACCATTAACGCCCGTGATTAAAAACTATGTTTTGCTGGTTTGTTGAAGAACTTATTCAATAACGTCTGAGTATCTTCGGACTTGGGTTTTAATCCCAACTCAAGTTGAGTTGCACACCAGAAGTTATATGCAATAGAAGAATAACGGTCTTTACGCATACCTGATTGTTCGTGTACTTTTATCTTACCGTCTTTAACTTCGTGTTCGAGTTTGATTAACTCATAGATAGCAAGAGTAGTTTGCACGAACGGATTCTTAATGAGCGCTTGCTCAACATCCGGCAACGACTTAAACTTCTTCATCGTCTTCTCAATTTTGTCGTTACTTTCGGTTTCGTCAATAAGAAGATTAATCTTACCGTTCATAATTCCAGTTCTTAATAAAACACAAATCTCATTGTTGAAAGCAGCACTTGCTTTGACAGACCAGACTACCTTGTTAGCTTCCTTTACCTTGCATCTTGCCGCCATATCTTCATCGTTAATACACGTCAATGCCTTATATACCTTACCAGTCTCGGGATCGTATTGGTCTTTAATGATAAAGTCATATACGCCTATACCCAGACCTTGTGTATCGAGTACGAGGTCAGTACATCTGTAACAATAAAAATATCGCATAATGATAAGGCCAAGAGCATCGGTTGTCTTGCCTTCAAAACTTTCGCTGTAACAAAAATTCGATTGATATGTCGTAGCATCTTGTTGTACCAGTTCATTGATAAACAATGATGCTGCGTCGTTTTTCTTTTTCTTGGTAGACTGCATCAACGCAACGTCGACCGACAATATTCTTTTACCGTTGTCCGAAACTCTGGGCACAGGATTGTTGGGATTATAATATTTCAAAGGCAACAATGCGTGTTCAATCTTTCGACAACGCTTCAGGTCGTCAAACTTAAACAGACTGTCGCCATCATCTCCGAACCAGAATGTTTCCATCTCCATTTTGAACAAAAGTTCATTGAAGTTGGTTTCACTCATTTCATCTTCGATTTGTTCTCGTGAAAGAAGTCCTTCGCGAATTGACAGCTGATAAGGAAGACCAACAATGAAATATTTTCTCTTGTCATCCAAGAAGTTTACAGTATAACTCTGCACCTTCTTCCAAGCCCATGAACTTTTGAAGTAAGCGGAAGACATATAAATCTCTTGGTTACGCTCCATTAAATGTGCGTACTCGGGCTTATTCAAATAGTCAGGATGCCTCGGCGTTCCCAAGAATCTTCTGATAACAGTATTAAGAATCTTTTCGTCTACCATTCTGAACTCATCGACTACAATAAGGTTCGCCCTACCAGAACGAGCATTATCCGTACTGGGTCTGGTTCTTATCCACGAACCGCATTTGAATTTTATCTCTGCACTTTGACTGGCGGGGATATTACATTTCGCAATCTCGTTTCGTAAGAATGCCGACCTTGGCATAAGTTCATCTTGGATTTTTAACAGAACTTCGTTCGCTTGTGGTATGGTTCCCGAACAGACAATAATCTTACTGCCCGGGAATAAGATACATCTTATAACACAAAAAATAGCCGTTAAGTACGTTTTACCTAACGACCTCGCTGCGATAAATGCGAAGTAATTATAATGCATCATAGCCCATAACAAAATCTGCTGAAACCACTTGAGGTTTAGATTTAAACAATCCTTTGCAAATCGTTGTGGGTTGGCACGATAATATCCCGCATACCAAGCAACCGTTTCCATTATCTTATCTTTTTTATCCTGAGCCTTTTGAGAAGCGCTACTCATCTAACTTCCCAAACATCTTTTCAAATAATTCTTCTCCGACTTCGTCATCTTCATACTCAGGTTTGGTGACAGTGTATTTTGCCATAAACCTGTCGTACGCGGCGCAGAAAGCATTTTTAAGTCCCATCATTTTTGCCAGATGTCCTTTAAAGAATACGTCGATAAGTGTACCTATTCTATCAACATCTCTAAATTCTTCCGACGGCTCAGGTACGGGTCTGGTATGCTCCCACACATCGATCATCTGAGAAAATGTATTTGAATCTGTAAATGAATTGGACACATTTTGAGACGGTTTCAACTGAGCAGAACCCAATAACTCTTGAAGAGTTTTATCCAATTCCTTCGTGTCCTTGCCGTCTTTCTGTGCTTTATCAATTTCCAACTCTTTAAAACAAATACGCTTGAACAACAGTTCCTGAGCCTTGCTCTCGCAGGCATATCTCGTTGTCCAGTCCTCGTATTCCGTTTCCAAAAATAAAAGGTCGACATTTGTGTAGTCTCTGCCAAAACGCCTACGTCCTTTCCTAAGAAGTTCTTCGTTCTCTTCGAGTTCTTCTTCATCAAGTTCGGTTGTGGTTATGGAAGAGCCAAAATCACTGTCGGCCCAAGTCTTATCTTGCCACTGTTTGAGTGACATAATAGACGTTATGTAGACCGCGAACGGTGAATTTCGAGTTTTCTCTTTAACTCCATCCGTCGCGCCTTTAACACATTGTTCATAAAAAGCATCGTCATAAGGACGATTCAACATCTGAAGAACCTTTTGAACAC